ACAAAAAAGACAAGGATTTGAAAGAATCCCTAAGTACAGATGATATGTATGATGCTCTTCAAAATGCTTCTGGAACAGATGATAAATTTGATCAAGCTATTTGGTCATGGTTTGAAGACAATATGGCGGATTCTAAGTTATATCCTGGAGATGCTACACCAGATGAATATCTTGATGCAATGTCAGATGCTCAGATTAAAAAATGTTATACAGAGATGTCAAAACATTTTAAAAAGCAATTATCAGAATCATATGCTTACACACATACTTGGACTAAAGATGAATTACTAGAATTTATTTCTGAATTAGAAGATGATGAAGTTCAAGAAGTTGGTGATTTTCTAATGGGTGAATTAATGGAAGAAGATGAATTTGAAGATGATGATTTTGAAACTGGTTCAGATGATGAAGATGAAGATGAACTCAAGGAAGGTCATTTCTTTAAAAAGAATAAATCTGTGATAGATAGAGAAAAACGAAAAAATGTTGCTCAGCGAAAAATGAAGGCAAAGCTCTTAAAGAAATACTACAAGAAAAATAAATCAGCAATTGCTAGAAAAGCAAAGATTTATAGAAAAAAAGCCAAAAAACATCCAAATTCTGTCTTTCATCATAAAGGTGTTGTTTGATTACTAAAATCAATTTTATGAGTAGTAAAGGGATCAGGCATAAAAAGAATATTGATTTTACTGAAGAAGAAATTGCAGAAATTTTTAAACAAACATCTTGGATTTTGGACAAATCTCTAAACTCAATTAGAGAACGAACTTATTGTATTGAAAATAATATAAATGAAGATAAGTTATGTCCTGTTTGTTCAAAAAAAGTAAAATTTCTTCGAGACAGGAGATATGCTGAGTACTGTTCATCCACATGCAGAGCAAACTCGGAAATAGAAATAAACAAAAGGAAGGAAACTTCTCGAGAGAAGTATGGAACTGATTATTATATTTCATCTAAAGAAGTCAAAGAAAAGTCAAAACAAACTTCTTTAACAAAGTATGGTGTTGAGAATCCATCCCAATCACAAGAAGTCAAAGACAAAATATCAATTTCAAAAGTAAAACACTTTCAAGCAAGAAGAAATGACGAAGGAACCGATTATGCTGGGGTTGTTTATATTTTGCATTTTCCTCAGCATTCTGCAGTCAAAATAGGTCTAAGTGTGGATTTTGATCAAAGGGCAAAAGGTTTAATTTCTGACTTTGGTGAGTACGACATTATCGACATCATCGAAACTGATATGTGTTTCAAATTAGAATCTTCTTTACATAAAAAATTCTCAGAGCACCGACTATGTCTTGATGCAGGATGTGGTAGAACAGAATTTTTCAATGAAGATATATTATGTGTTTATAATAAAGGGGTTAAACCCCTTTTAACCAAAATTGGAAATATCTAGCGTATCATAATAACTTACAACTCCACCGAACTCACTAACCATTGTATCTTTATAATTTTCATTCATTTCAACCCCATCATCAAATCCCCCAATTATAAAAATCTCAGAAATATCAACTTTTTTATTTTCCTCTTCTTTCTTATATAAAGAACTTATGAGCATTTTCATATCAGCGAAGTTTTTAGTTGAACAAAATGGAGCAAATGCTATTGCCAATGCCATTACAGCGTCATCGTGTGCTCCCTCATCTGCAGTGTATTTTCCATTAATTAAAATAAATGTAAAAAATTCTTCGATTGTTGTTTTGTCATGAATTACTAAATTTCCATTTTCAATGAACAATTTCATAGTTGCCAGTATTAATTTTCTTGTTTTAGAAGTTGTTCTGAAACCAGGATATTTTTTTCTTATTTTTGTTAAGTTTTTTACTCCTGAATCAACTTTTACATCGAAGAACATATTTTCATACTCATATACTTTATAAAGAGTATCCGCAATAGATTGCCCTGCTCCTTCATTATTTTCTATAATTATAAAAGCAAAATTGTACCATTCTCCCCACTCGACTAAATATTCTGGCATTAAAAGATAATCTATTTGTATTTGCCCTGCCGCAACTTGTTCAAAATTCATATCTGTAATATCTAAAATATTTACAGCAAATGCATCAATACCATCTTTTGAAGGGTCAACAGAAAGGATATATTTATGACCTTCTTGAGGCTTTTTATAGACTTTTAATCCAGGTGTTATTGTATTAATAGGCTCTTGTGATTCTAAACCTTTTAATGTGTCAGATGATAAAATAGTATATGATGAACCTAAGAACGAACACTCAAAATTTTGTTTCCAGTACAATAATCCGTGCTTAGAAACAATTTGATCCATAAATACATCAGGCTCTAACTGATTTCCATCCTTATCATAGCGAGGAACATCTCTCCAGTCAACTTTAAACAGAGAGTATCCATTGGTTCCGCTTCTTTTTACTCCAGAACCATCTGTTTCAAAATCAGGACTTGCTCCTTTGACTAAATTGTAAAAGTGGTTCATTCCCTTCGGTGTAGAGAGTATAATATTCTTTTTCCATGATAGTGCAGCTTGAGATGGCAAGAAACTGTCAATGAATTCAGAATACACTGTTGGTCTAATAAAAGCACATTCATCAATTATTGCACAATTGTGATGTGTAATATTAGAAGAAATATAACTATTGCAATCTTTAACATTAATAGGGTCATAATAATATTTTTTATCAGTATCTTCAATAATAGAGAGCACTCTATTATTTTTGTTTTTAGTTTTAATTTTATCGCCTATTTTTAAATTTTTGGCTTTTCTAAAAATTTTACCAGCGCTTGAACAACCTACTAAAATTCTATGTTCATTTGTACATAAAATTTCTTGGGTTTCTGTTCTTATAATTAAACCAGTATTCAAAGTTCTTCTTAATCCGTCGAAATCTTTAAATCCTTGCTCAGTTTTTATTAAAAATCTATTATTTGCTTTCATGAATTTTGTTCCTAATAAATTTTATATCATCTTTATCTAAATAAAAAAATTCAGTATGCCCATCAAATGAATCCTGAAAATTAATCTGTTTATTTTCAAAAAATTTATGAAAATATTGTTCGGTTTCATGGACTTGTTCACTTAACCAAAAACAGTCTTCAATTTGTAAATCAGGAGTAAATTTCTTTAAAGCCTTCAATCTTGTATTCGGGTCTTGTGTAATTCCAATCTTAAATCCCTTTCTACTATTACTTTTAAGAATATACAAAAACCCACTTTCAAATGAAGAGCCTCCTTTGCAAACTCTGATGTTTAAATCAAATTCATTATAATAAGTATCAGGACTTTTATACATTCCAATACAAATCTTTTTCCCGCATGTTGCAGAATAACCTACTCCCTGGGACTTAAATCTTTTTTTGGTTTGACATGTAGAACAATGAACATCATTAAATGATAAATTATTTACAAAAATATAAATCCTCTCGGACGGAGGAATATTTTTAAACTCAGAAGTGAATTCCAAAATATTAATAAAACTAGAGGCAATAAATTCATTACTTAGATTTCTATGGTCTAATGCAATTTTATTAATTCCTTCTACTATTTGATCATAAGACAAAATAGATTTTTTAATTTCTTTAATTTTATTGTTAAATTTAATTTGACATTGTTGAGAGCAAAAAGTTCTAAACCCATTTTTAAAAACTGTAAATTTTGTTTCATTTCCGCACTCTTTACATTTTGGCCTAGATGTCAAGTTATTCCTGAAACAGTAAATTATTTCTGTCATATTTATTGGCTCAAAATTCATTAGACTTTTGGCATCTTCAAAAAATCTAATATAGTTTTTTGTTCCTGGATTATGAAAAACTGTTGGTGTTTTGTTTAGAAAATCCTCTACTGTGTAATAATAATTTTGTATATCTTCTCCAAAAATAAACATTTTTAAAAAGTTTGAAAAACTTATATCGCTTCTTTTATTAAAATCATTAAAATTTGTATATAAAAAATTAGCCCATTCTGTATTTCTATTTTCCCAAAATATTCTTCTAGAAATATTTCTATTGATTTTTGGATATAATAAATTATTATCAAGTATAAACTGTTTTATTTCTTCTTTCATCTGACTCTCTTTGAGGTTTATTCTATTTATAAAACCTCATAAAGCTCTTTGAGTGTAATAGATTTAAATGTTTTATCTAGCTTATCATAAACTTCAACTTCGGAATTTCCATCAAGACAATGTATAGAGAACCCTCTAAAACTATCTTGAGAAGGAACATCAGTTAATACTCTCATATCATTTTCAAATTCAACAAAAGACTTATTCCAAGCTTTAACACCCTGTTGTAACCATATAGGAAGTTCTATCATAATATTCTTTGAATTTGATAAAAACTCTCTTGCCAAAGACCCCTTATTTGCGACAATACCTATGTTCCTTTCTTTTTCAAAAATACATTGATGTGATATGTATATGCTCGTACTTATTGATTTTGAACTTTGTCTACCCATTAATCCAACGATACTTTCTTCTGGTGAATCTAAAAGAGCAATGAATTCATTTTGGTATTTACGCTCTTCGGGGAAATTTACACCTTGTTTAGTCTTAATCTTAACATAGTTGTCTTTGAAATACTGAATGTCAGCTTGACATCTTTCAATTTCTTCTATATGAATAGGAGCAAGATTAAGTTTAGTAAATGGTCGCTTAAGCCTTCTATTACCATTAAATGAAATTCTGTTTCCAAAAGCATCAAGATAATATTGCTCATTGTCTTGTGGCAAGTCCAGAATGTTTAATGCTAGCTGTTTACCTGCGTTGCCGTGATTTCTAAGAGCTTCTAATAATTCAAAAGTTATTTGTTCTTTATTATTTTTGAAGTAAGCAATTTCATCTTTTGTTAAAATTTCCATTTTAATCCTTGTACAATTTAAGCATAGCTTGAACTTTTTTATCTTTAAAATTAGAATTGTCCATAAGTAATTTAACTTTAATTGTATCTGGCAAAGTTTTGAGCTCTTCAAGAAATGGCAAATCAGTATTTTCTAAATCTTTAATTTTATCAGCAAATAGCACAGTTTTGAGTTCTGTACATCCATAGAACATAAATGACATAAAAGTTACTTTTGATGTATCGAAATCTGGAACTTCTTTAAGTGATGAACATCCATTGAACAAATAATCCATTCTGGTTACTTTTGATGTATCGAAGTGAGGAACTTCTACAAGTGATGAACAACCACTGAACACATATGACATATCGGTTACTTTTGATGTATCGAAATCTGGAACTTCTTTAAGTGATGAACATCCATTTAACATATGTGATATACTTGTTACTTCTGATGTATCTAATTTTGGAACTTCTACAAGTCCTGAACACCCATTGAACAAATAATCCATTCTGGTTACTTTTGAAGTAACGAATTTTGGAACTTCTTTAAGTGATTTACACCCAGTGAACATATATGACATATTAGTTACTTTTGATGTATCTAATTTTGGAACTTCTTTAAGTTTTGAACATTCAGCGAACATTAGTGACATATCGGTGATATGAGAATAGTCGATACCAGAAATATCTTCATTATTTAAAATTTTATCCCTGAGTTCTTTTTTAGTTATCATCAATCAGTCCTTGTACAATTTAATCATTGCTTGAATCTTTTTATCTTTAAAATCAGATGTGTCCATAAGTAATTTGACTTTAATCACATCTGGCAAAGATTCTAGCTCTTCAAGAAATGGCAAAGAAGTTACTCCCAAATCTTTAATTTTGTCAGCAAATGGTATAGTTTGAAGTTCTGAACACCCAAAGAATATACCATACATTCTAGATACACTTGAGATATTAAATAGTGGGACTTCTGCAAGTCCTAAACACCCCCAGAGCATATACCCCATATCCAATACTTTTGAAGTATCAAATTCTGGTACTTCTTTAAGCGATGTACAATCCCTGAACATATTAGACATATCAATTACTTTTGATGTATCTAAGTGAGGAACTTCTTTAAGACCTGAACATCCATAGAACATAAAATTCATAAAAGTTACTTTTGATGTATCAAAGTGAGGAACTTCTTTAAGTCCTGAACAACTTTTGAACATACTATCCATGTCAGTTACTTTTGATGTATCAAACAGTGGAACTTCTTTAAGTCGTGAACACCCATTGAACATATGTGACATATTAGTTACTTTTGATGTATCTAAGTGAGGAACTTCTTTAAGTCCTGAACACCCATAGAACATATTTGACATATCAGTCACATTTGATGTATCTAATTTTGGTACTTCTTTAAGTCCTGAACAACCTTTGAACATTTTTGACATATCAGTTATATGAGAATAGTCGATGCCACTGATATCTTCATTCTTTAAAATTTTTTCTGCAAGTTGGTCTTTAGTTATTAATTCATTATTCATCATTTTTTAATCCATTATAAATACTTTAATCTATTTATATAAAGGAAGTAACATGGGAAATTTTAAGAAATTTCATGAAAAAAATAAAATTAACGAGCAAGATATTAAAGAATGCTTAATGGCATTAGCTTATTTAGGAACTTTAGAAAATGTTAATGAATCTGAGTTTCAAAACCTCACAGAAGCGAGTATTTTAGCAGGAATTGCTAATATGTTCGGAAAGGTCGAAGCTGGCATCGACAAAATTGGTATGAAACTACATAAAGGGAAGGGGGTTCTTTCCTATATTGCAGATTTCAATGATGCAGCCAGCTTTTTAGTTTATGCAGCTATTAAGGGAGACAAAGAGGAAGTCTTAAGACTTGCAAAGACTTTTGATAAATCAAAATTTGTAGATTTCTTGTTAAAATTAGATATGTTGAGTATGCACCTTTTAACTGGTCCAATTCACATGATTGACGCACTTACTGGTTGGGACTTAATTGCAAATTTGAAATCTCATGCTGGTAAAGCCGAAAATATCATTGACAGTATCGAAAAAGCTATTGCAGATTTGAAATCAAAAATTAGCTCACTTATGGACACTTCAATTGCTGATAAAGTCAATTCATTTTTTGACTCTATTTCGGACATGCTTTTTGCTACACCAGAAGCGGTAAAGGCATAAAATGAAGAACAGTATTACTCAATGGATAAAAACATTCTTAAGTAACATGTTCACCGAAGTGGACAATGTTACATGGGATTTAACAAAAGTACTGGCAGGTTTTGCAGTCAGTGTTGCCTTATGTTTGGCAATTTACTCAACTGTTATCAAAAAGGACACATTTAGTATGTCTGATTTCGGACAGGGAATTGCAACGATGTTTGCGGGGCTCGGCCTTGCACTTGGGTTTAAAAAAGACACTACACCCAAAGAATGAAAAGTTAAGTGTATTTGAAGTATAATAAAATAAAGAGAGAAAATGTTATCATTTGAAATACCAAGAAAGGTTGATGGAAAAATTGACAGATATAAAATAACTGATGAGATGTTCAATGAGATTTGCTCATTAACTCCTTGGGTTGAAGATACATCAATAAATTCTCTAACAGAACGACTTTACTGTATTAAGCATAATATAAAAGAACCGCCAAAATGTGAAATTTGCTCAGTTAAAACTATATTCTCAAGGCATAATAATAGATATTCAAAATCCTGTTCTCAAGAATGTAACAGTATTGTTATAAAAAATAAATCAAGACAAACTTGTTTAGCAAAATATGGTGTGGAACATGTTTTTCAAAATAAAGAAGTTAAAGAAAAATCAAGACAAACTTGTTTAGAAAAATATGGTGTTGAAAATCCATATCAATCAGAGGTATGTAAAGAAAAAATAAGAACAACATGTCAAGAAAAATATGGTGTTGAGTATCCTTTACAATCAGAAGAAATTAAAGAAAAGATAAAACAAACATGCATTAAAAAATATGGTTTTGAAAATCCAGCACAATCTGAAGAAGTTAAAGATAAAATGAAAGCAACTAATAAAGAAAAATATGGTGTTGAGTATCCAGCGCAATCTGAAGAAGTCCGAGACAAGATGTCAATTTCCTTAGCAAATAACTTTCAGGCAAGAAGGAATGAACAAGGAACAGATTATTCTGGTTCAGTGTATATTCTCCATTTTCCTCAACACTCAGCAGTTAAAATAGGTTTAACTGGAGATTTTGACAATAGGTCGAAAGGTTTAATTTCTGACTTTGGTGATTATACTATTATAAACATCATTGAAACTCAAGAATGTTTTGCCTTAGAATCTTCTTTACATCAAAAATTCAAAGATTATAGAATATGTCTTTCTGAAGGTGGTGGTAGAACAGAATTTTTTAAAGATGAAATTTTAGATGGTTTTTTAAACAAAAGTTAAGTGCAAATTTGTTATAATAGTACATCTAAATAAGAACAGACTATTTGGAATTTTAATTAACCTTAGGAGAAAAAATGTTTACATCAACCAAACCGGAGTTCAATCAATTGTTCCCAGATATTGCAGACAGACTAACTTCAGAATTGCTACGTATCAGTGAAAAAAATAAAGAAGCTTCAGCAAAACCTTCAGCATATCCACTTACTGATATTTGCCTAGATAAAGAAATGAACATTCTACATGTTGAAATTGCTGCACCTGGTTTTTCAGAAGAAGATTTTGAAATTTCTATCGAGGACAATATCCTTGTAATCAAAGGAAACATTTCAGAAGACATGATTAACGATGATGCAGAAATGAGTTACTTTCAAAAACAAATTGAAAAAAAATCATTCGTTCGCAAGATTAGACTTCGTCCAGAGTTTGCTCAATCAGAACACTGTGTTGCTTCAACAAATAATGGTATTTTAACTGTCAGTATTGAAGCTGTTAAATATGTAGCGCCAAAAGTTAAAAAAATTGAAGTATATTAAGCCTTGGAAAGTGGTACATTGAGTACCACTTTATAAATAAAATTAAGTAAATATTTGTTATAATTACTACATAAAATTTATAAATATATGCGAAGATAGTTCAATGATAGAATAACTGGCTACCCGTCAGTAGATACTGGTTTAAATCCGGTAATTCGCTCCAAAATGAAAATTATAAATAGATGTATAACTTTTAAAATATCACCAAAATGAAAATTATAAATAGATATATATAAATTTATTTAATGAACACTTTGTTTCTTCCAGTTTCGCAAAGTGTTCATTAAATAAATTTAACTTGAAAGAGTTATCAATTAGGGGCATGTTCTTCGAGGGTCACATGCCCCTAATTGATAACTCAAAATATTCTACAAAGACCCTCGAAAGTCCTTGTAGATAAGGACTAAAAATGCCAATATCTTCCAATATCTCACTAGAATCTTACATACCAGAACTCACTTATACTGATGTTCCATTCAAAGTTCATAAACACTCTCCAAATGCTTATATTAAAGCAAGAAAGTATCATCCTCTGTCACGTTTGAGAACTCCTCAATCAGGAATTTCATCTATTAACCAATCGGCTGCAGATTTTGTCCATACAGCTAGACTCTTAACCTTAAATGAAGATAATCAAAATCTGGAAGGCGAATTTTACTTCTATGCCAATGTGTTTACGTCAATGACTTCTCAGAAATCTCCTGAATCTAAATGGCTGAAAGAAAATGTTGAAATAGCAGATGCCCAATATAAAGTGTCCAGTAAAGGAACAAAAGGACATCCAAGAAAGTACAGAATCAAAGATGCTAGTTTATTACAAGCTGTTAAAAAATGTCCAATTCCATCTTCTGAGGATTTTCTTGCTAGTATTGAACCAGTTGACTATAACACATTTAAAGCACTCTATAAAGATGATTGTATAGCTCTAAATGCTGAGTTCTTCAATAAAGAGCATTTAAAAGAATATTTTAACCTATGTGTACAAAATGTGATTGTCAAAACGTATCTAAATGGGCATCTATTTTATCTCATTAAGGACTGGACCTTTTCAAAATCTTTTAATCGTGAGTACACTCTGTTCCAGATTATACCAAAGGCTATAAGAAATAAAATCTTTTTCTCTGAAGTTGATATAAAAGGTTCTCAAGTTTCTTTAACAGCTAATTGGATAGTAAAGAATAATCTACAAGATATATTTCCAGAGATAATTAAACTATCTGGAATTAAAGAGTTTGGATATTTTGCTCCTCAATACTCTGGATTTTCAACAGATTTTGGGCTTTCAGTCAAAGAGACTAAAAAAATGATCATTACAACATTCAACTATGGAAATCCGATTAAAAGGTTCAAGCTCCAGAAATTCAAGAACACTAAAGAGTTCACCAGACTTGTCAAGCTCATTAGAGAAGTGAAGAAGTACATCAAACTTATGCAACAATTAGAACCAGATCTGGCTGAGAAATTTAAATACCATTCCAAACCAAAAAAGAAATGGCAAGGTTCTTTTGCATTTTATATCTACTCAAGATTTGAAAAACAAGTAAGAAATATTCTCTTAGGAGCTATTAAAGAAATCTCAAAAAGGGTTGAGATACCTTCAATTCTACAAGTACACGATGCTATAAGATTTAATTTTACTCTAACTGAAGAAGAAAAAATGTACATCTACTCTAAATTTGAAAATACCCCTTATAGAGGAATTTCTTTACACTTTTAGGTTCTTAGATTTTTCAACACATCTCCAATCCACCGCCTACACTGATGTCAAAATCCTGACAATGCTCCTCAAATTCTTAAAATTCTTTCAATTATAACTCTTATAACACCCTCAAAACTCAACTTGTTGCCCTCTCAGCCCTTTTTTGTTGTCCATCTTTCATATTTTACACTTTACTCCTCCATTTTCATATTTTTAATATTCTATTATTATTAATTTTATGATTTGATGAAGTTTTAAATGAATAAATAGAGTAAAACCAAAACAAAAGAGAGAAAATGTTATCATTTGAATTGCCAAGATATTCCGATGGAAAAATTAACAGAAATAAAATAACAGATGAGATGTTCAATGAGATTTGCTCATTAACTCCTTGGGTTGAAGATACAACAAGAAATTCTATAACAGAAAGATTGTATTGTATTGAACATAGCATAACAGAATGTCCAAAATGTGAAATTTGCTCAGAAAATGATAATTTCTGGACAGGTCAAAAATATTCAACAACTTGCTCTAAAGAATGTAAAAAAATTATTGTTAAAAATAAAGTAAAAGAAACAAATTTAAAAAAATTTGGTTTTGAATATGCTTCACAATCTCAAGAAGCTAAAGACAAATATAAACAAACTTGTTTAAAACATTATGGTGTTGAATATCCTTTACAATCGAAAGAAATTCAAGAAAAATATAAACAAACATGCTTAGAACGATATGGTGTTGAAAATCCTTTACAAACAAAAGAAGTTAGAGAAAAGGCGCTAATTTCTTTGTTAAATTACTTTCAAGAAAGAAGAAAGGCAAAGGAATAAATCATTTCATTATATAAATAGAGAATAACTAACCTAACCTAAACTAAAGGATATTAAATGGCAAATCCACTACAATCATTGTTGAAAAAGAAATTCGTTGACAAACCAGAAATTTTGAAGGAGTATTTTGAAGACCCAGCAGTAGTACCTACAATCAATGACGTAGTCTCGGCAACTCCAGAAGAGAGAGATTATAATACAGAAATGAAAAGACTTTATGCAATTAAAGACCCTAAAACAGGCATGAGATATGATATTCCTTTATTGAATGATTTTTCCCCTGATTATTTTTTCAAGTACTGCAATTATATGAAAACACTGGAAAATGATCCTAAAACATTTGCTAAAATTTTGGGATGGGAGTAACAACATGAGTACATTTATGAAATTTTTAAATGAGGCATTCAGTCTGAGTTCCAAGGTGTCAAAGGCATCAAGCATTACATTTGCTGATGTTATAGAAGCTCTTTATGCTAAGTATGGAACAAGTGTTTTTTCGAAAAAAGAGCTAACTTCGGTAATGAATTATTCTGATATCGAAGTTTACAATATTACAGGAGTTTTGAAAAAAGCAGGATATATTGAAAGTAGCGCCGGTGCAGGAAAATATGTTATTTCTCAAATTGGAATTGATTTTGCTTCAAAAGTTCCTTCTAAAGATTTGAAAAAAGCAGAAGATGCTGTTCTTGGTTCAGATGATTTAGAAGGACTTGAAGCTGCAACTGATGCAAATACAGACGATGTCGAACTGGCTGCTGGGGTTAGAGATATTGGAAAACTCAAAGTCAAGAAATTTATTGCTCCTAAAGTCGGAAATAACTCAAAGTATATAGATCAAATTAATACAATTTTATCACATATGATGTCTACTGGAGAAGGGCTTGTTAAAACAACATATTTGCTCGCAGGTGACGTAGGTACAGGGAAAACCTCATTTTTACAATCTATCTCTACTTTAACAGGTGTGCCTCTTGTAATTATTGAAGCTCCTCATATTACACAAGAACATATTATGAATATTCCTTTCTTAGTTATAGATGGTTTGAAAAAACGTACAGGTAATATCACACTTGATGACAGTTCAGGAACATTGAAAGTTGTTCAGGCAGAGTCCAATCTTGTTACTCAACTTAGACAACATCATCAAAAACCAAGAGAAGAAATTGAAGCTCTTATTTTTAGAAACCCAGTACTTAAATCAGTTTATACTAATCCAGATGTTAATGAACGCCTAATGGAAATTGATGGGATGTTTAACTCTATTCTGTTTTTGGATGAATATTTCAGAGCATCTTCTATAAAAATTAAGAATGTTCTAAGAAACATCTTAAATGGACAAATCGGAAATGACAAGATACCTGAAGGAACATATATTATCATGGCATCTAATGTCGATGATGAAGGAGTCGAAGATATTCCTGAAAATTACACCTTTCAAATGATGGATTATGAAGCTCCTGATAAAGAAGATTTTTTTAATTATATTAAATCAAAATATGTTAAAGAAGATGATGCAGAACAGCCTTCGGTATCTGGTATAGAAATGAAACCAGAGGTTTTTAATACATTCTATGAAATGATTGACAATACAACATTTGGTGTTAATGATGAAGTTTCAGGTGTTAGACTTTCTCCAAGACGTTTAGAACAAATGATAATTTATGTAGATGCAATGACACCTTGTAAAGATGAAGAAGAAGTTAGAGGTTTGCTGAGTTTTGTTAAGACTAATTTAAGTAACTATTTAACAGGAGATACATTTAATCAAATGCCAAAAATTATGGCAACGGTTAAACAAATTATAAAAGACACATCTCCTGAAGTTGCATCCGCAGTTGATAAATTGAATCCTTTTGAAAAATCAGACTGGAAAGAAATATTTGCTAATGAGCTTAAAGCTAAACTTAAACTTGGAGAAAATAGAAAATATATTCCTGTAATTTCAGGAGACCCAGGGATTGGAAAAACTTCATTAATGCATACTGTTGCAGAAGATGAGAATATGGGACTAATCTGTATTAGTGTTGATAATTTTGCTCCAGAAGATTTTACTGGTATGCCAATTGCTAACACTGCACCAGATGGAGAAATTACAACTTCATTTTCTGAGCCACCTTTATATAACTTAATAATGAAAAGATATAATGAGCAAATTAACGATGTTAAACAAGAAGGCAGACCTTATAATGTGATTCTACTTTTTGATGAGATTTCAAGAACTACAACACCTGTTTTTAACTCTATGAGAAAGGTACTTTTAGAAAAAGAATTTTCTTCTGAATATCCTTTGCCAGCAGATATTCTTATAACTGGTGCACTAAATCCAGCTGGTATTGGAACAAATGAGTTGACAAAACACTCTGTTGATGTTCTTGATATTATTTCAGCAACTGCTAAATTTTCAGATGTTATTAAATATGCAACTACAAATAAGCAAGTAACAAATGTAAATAATAAACTCGGATTCGATGCTTCTGGTATTATTGGAAATATTATTACTTCATTGGCAAGAGAATTTGAATCTAAAGAACGCCCTGATACAGGTGAAAAATTAGGTCTTGAGGAATCTCCATTCTGGTGGACTGTAAATGGAGAAACTTTTTATATTTCCGGAAGAGAGTTTACTGAAGGAATTGCTAATATTCTTGGGCAACTGAGAGATGGACTAAAAATAAATATGAAATGGGATAAAGATGCCGCCTATGAAGATGCAGATTATGAAATATTTATGCAGGGTTGTCTAAATATTACTGCAAAAGGACTAGGAGAGGCTCTAAATACGGTTGTTAAAAAAATGAAAGTAATGAACTTTGTTCCTACTCTTGTTGGAAAAATTGTTAACAATCCTAAATTTAAAAATTCATTTAGTCCAATGAAAGAACGTAAAACATCTGATGAATTACCTCTTGATGCGCTTTTTAAACTAGCAGGTGGCAAACCGGAAAATATTACAAAAAGATTAATTGGGAACTATTTGAGATATACGAACTCACCTACACAGTTTGGACAGGATTATACAAGACTTTGTTCATATTTAATTGAAACAATGCCTATTGAAGATGTCTCTTTAGTTGTTATTGGAATTGCTGAAAATATGAACAAAATATTTGTAGAGCTTGAGTTTCCCGATGCGGTTTCCAATGCGTTTAATGATGTTCTCATGAAGGCTACTAAAGAAATGCTTAAAACATTCATGACTAATCCAAACGTGCCATTTTTTGATTCCTTGGATTTAATTGAAGCTATAATCAGAGTTTTCTAAACTCTGAAAGGGAGAAAAATTAAACTCCCTTGTGCTATAATATTATAAATAGATTATATAAGAGGATTTAATTATCTGTATGCTCTTGGATGGCTCATACAGATAATTAAATCAGCCATCCAGCACTCTTATAAATTTTAAAATTATATAAGAGAGAAAAATGAAACTAAGTTTTGAAATACAAAAAAGCAAAAGAAATGTTATTGTTTCAAGAAAAATAACCGATGAGATGTTCAAAGAAATTTGCTTATTGACACCTTGGGTTAAAGATGCCTCAAGAAATTCAATTACAGAACGATGTTATTGTATTGAAAACAATATTACAGAATATCCAAAATGTCAAGAGTGTAATAATGATGTTAAATATTTAAGGTCCAAAAAATATGCCGAATACTGTTCTAAAAAATGTTCTGCGAATTCAGATAAAACTAGAAATGCTAGAAAAGAAACAACATTAAAAAAGTACGGTGTTGAGTGTAATCTTCAGAATGAAGAGCAAAAGAAACTAATTACGGAAACAAACATTAAAAAATATGGATGTAAGTACTCATTACAAAATGAAGACGTTAGAATAAAGGGTAAAAAAACTCAAGACATAAAAAATAACAATAATTTTGGAGTAAAGCTATTTTTTACAGATGATGAATTTAAAGAATTAATAAAGCTTACTCCTCATGTTAAAGGTACATCAAGAGAATCAACCGCGCAAAGAAAATATTGTTTAAGAAATAATATTATTGAATTGCCAAAATGTGAAATTTGCAATAATGGTGTTTATTTTATAAGAACTCATAATAACTATTCAAAAACTTGTTCACCAGAATGTAAAGAAAAATTAAAAATGCTAAATCGATCAAAGACTAATATAGAACGTTATGGACACGAAAATCCAGCGCATGGTGAAAAGGCAAAAGAAAAAATTAAAGAAACAAATTTAAAAAAATATGATGTTGATCATAACTTTAAATCCCCTTTAGTCAAAGAACTTATTAAAAAAACTTGTATTGAAAAATACGGAGTGGAATATTCTTGTCAATCAGCAGAAGCCAAACTCAAATCTATTGAAACATTTTTATTAAAATATGGTGAGACCCATCATATGAAGAATAAAGAACACTTAGAGGATATAAATTTTTCTGAAAAAGTTTCTATTGGAAAAGCAAAGAACTTTCAGGCAAGAAGAAATGAACAAGGAACAGACAGTATTGGTGTTGTTTATATTCTCCATTTTCCTCATCATAAAGCAGTTAAAATAGGGCTTACTTCAGATTTTAATCAAAGGTCAATAAGTCTATTTAAAGATTTTGGAGAGTATAATATTATAGATATTATAGAAACTGATATATGTTTCAAATTAGAATCTTCTTTACACCAAAAATTTTCTAAGTACAGAATGTGCCTTGATGAAGGATGTGGTAGAACAGAATTTTTCCATGAAGAAATATTAAATCTATTATAAATAGGTATATATATATTAAATCTATTATAAATAGGTATATATATTAAATAAAGTGAGAAAAAATGAATTTTATCGATAAAATTTTAAATAAAATAAATGAAGAAGCACTTAACTACAGAGCAAGAGACGTTGGTGAGCTTCAGTTAGATAAATCAGATATTTCCGATGCTAATATTCAAAAGATTATATCATTGGTTGCTTCATCAACTGGTAAATCACATCAAGAAGTTCAAGACAAGATGCAAGCTGACATGAACCAATCTATTGATTTTTTGAAAAAAGCTCCTGTTATGTGTAAAAATTCCATTGAAAATGCTGCAGCTGCCCAAGCATTTTATCTTATTCAAGATTTAAATTTGGATAATATTGATTGGAAAACTGTTGGGGTTGAAAGAAAGGACCTCCTTGATATAGATGTTTTCTTTGAACTTACTGAAAGAGTTATTGTAGAAAACGCTGATTTCTTTCCTTTGCGGAATCCATTTGAACCAAGAAGTGTAAAACCTTTCTTTTTCGTTGCACCAGATGATTTATTTCTAATGACTGACCCGCGACTTAAAGCAAACTCACAGGGAGATTTTACAGCATTTTGTACTCCTGATGCAAAGATGGTATTCAATAGGAATTTTTCAGAACGTCTTGCACTTTATTCTGTCTTAACAGGAATTAAATCAAAATCTAAAAAGTATATATCTAATGGTGGAAAATTTCCAGATTGGTATGAGTACATTGAGTTTGTTATTGTTCATGAACTTTTACATTTTTCTGTTGGTGACCACTTCTATACAGAAAATGAAGTAAAAAGTATTACTTCAAAACATCCAGAGATTGGAGTTGGACTAGCTCATAATATTTTGAACCAGGTAGGCGATTTTATTAACAATTGGACATTAGTAAGTTCTGGCTATGCTCAACTTCCTATCGGTTTATTTTCAGAAGACATAAATTACGATAGATTAAAAACTCGTGGTGATGTAATTGAAGCTGTTATTCAAGAATACAAGAAATTGAATCCAGAAGAGCAGAAACAGACCTCAGATGAATTGTCTAAACAACAAGATGATCATGTTGACAATTCTGATCAAAAGCCTTCACAAGGCGGCGAGGATGGTGAACCTTCAAAACAAGAAGGTAAACCAGGAGAAGATGGTAAACCTCAAGATGGTAAACCAGGAGAAGATGGTAAACCTCAAGAAGGTAAACCAGGAGAAGGTAAACCAGGAGAAGGTAAACCAGGAGAAGGTAAACCAGGAGAAGATGGTAAACCTCAAGAAGGTAAACCAGGAGAAGGTAAACCAGGAGAAGATGGTAAACCTCAAGAAGGTAAACCAGGAGAAGATGGTAAACCTCAAGAAGGTAAACCAGGAGAAGGTAAACCTCAAGACGGTAAGCCAGGAGAAGGTAAATCAGAAGCTAAATCACAGTCAGAAAAAATTGAAGATGCAATGAGAAAAGCTCAAGAAAAAATGGCAAATAAAGATGAAGATTCTACTAAAAAAGCTCAAGATGTTCTGAATAAAACATCCGAAGATGATGGAGTAGATAATATTTCTCAAGCAAAAAAGACAGCAAAAGAGGCAACTACTTTATTGGATACCGCTCCTCAAGAAGATAATATTATAGATTGGAGAAAACTGCTTAAAAAAATGATTCCTAGCGAATCTTTTGAAACAGAAGATACATATTCCAAAATGTCAAGGTCAACAACATCATCTATGGTTACAGTAGCTCAAACTGGAACTGGCAGAATTCAACCTGGTGAAATTTTAACAGACCCAGAAAAAAAATCTTTACTTTTTATTATTGATAACTCGGGAAGTGTCATGTCAGAAGTTTCAAAATTCAATAGCGATATTATTAAATTGTTAGAGAAAAATAAAGATAACTTGGACAACTTTTTTGTCATGAAATTTTCCGATGACTTTGATTTATATAAAGTTGATGTTAAAGCAGGGACTTTTCAACAGATACAGCATTCTGAATATGATAAACTTTTTGATAAAAAAGGCAAAAAACTAGCTAAAAAAATTAAAGTAGCCGGTGAAACAAAAAAAGTAAAAACAGACTTATTTAAGTATACATTTGGTGGTGGAACTTATTGGAAGC